AAAGAAGGCACCCGGGCATGACGTGGGGGCTTTGCCCGTGAGTCTCGTGGGTGACCCGGTCGTGACCTCGGCGCGGAAGGAGCGGCGTGGGGGCTGGAACAGTCAGCAACCCCGGCGACAAGGGCGAGCGATTGGGCAAGCGGCGCCCCCTCGGGATCCGATCGCGTTTATCAACAGCCTCACGCATACGAAGGGCGCGCACGCGGGGCAGCCGTTCAACCTCCGGCCCTGGCAAGTCAAGATCATCAAACAGCTATTTAAGAAACGGCGGGACGGGCAGCGGCAGTATCGCCAGGCGCTGCTGATGCTGCCGCGGAAGAACGGGAAGAGCGAGCTGGCGGCGGCGATTGCGCTGTATGGGCTCCTGGCCGATGGCGAGGCGGGCGCCGAAGTCTACAGCGCGGCGGCGGACAAGGATCAGGCGGGGATCGTGTTCGGCGTGGCGGCACAGATGATCCGGAACGATCCGGCGCTGGTGGACGCGACCTATCTCGTCGATTCGCAGAAACGGATCGAGCACGACGCGAGCGGCAGTTTCTATCGCGCGATTAGTGCGGAGGCGTATAGCAAGCACGGGTACAACAGTCATATGTGCGTCTATGATGAGCTGCACGCGGCGAGCGATCGGCGGCTGTATGACGTGCTGTCGACGTCGATGGGCGGGCGCACGCAGCCGCTCTTTCTCGTGATCTCGACGGCGGGGTTCGATAAGCACTCGATTCTCTATGAGCTGTATCAGCATGCGAAAGCGGTGCAGGAGAATCCCGATCTCGATCCGTCGTTTCTCCCGCTGATTTTCGAGGCGCCGGCCAACGCGAACTGGAAGAGCGAAAGAGTCTGGCGCAAGTGCAATCCGGCGCTGGGGGATTTTCGCTCGCTCGAGGAAATGCGGGCCGCGTGCGCGCGGGCGGTGGCGATTCCGGCGCAAGAGAATACGTTTCGCCGCTTGTACTTGAATCAATGGACGGAGCAAGCGAGCCGCTGGATCAGCCTCGACGCCTGGGATCGCTGCGGGGTGACGTGATGTGGTGGGATCGCATGATCGATCGTTGGCTCGGCGGGCATCTCACGATCGGCCCGGTGACGGTGTATGGACGGAACGCCATGCATTTCGCGGTCAATATCCGCTCGCGGTGGGGCTGGATCTGTTTTAAGCCGCCGACGCGCTGCTATGGCGTCTGGTGGCCCTGGTATTTCTATATTTCGGAAGATGCGACGCCGTTTAATTGTCGTGTGAAGTGGGGCCATCGTGAACCGCGGCACCGATGACGCACGCGGAATATCGCGCGCGGCTGAAAGGGCGACCGTGTTATGCGGGGCTGGACTTGTCGAGCACGAAGGATCTGACGGCGCTCGTCGGCGTGTTCCCGGATGGCGACGGGTTCGACGTCCTGCCCGAATTCTTTGTGCCGGCGGAGTCGATCCGCGAGCGGGCGCTCCGGGATCGGGTGCCGTATGACGAATGGGCGCGCCACGGGCTGTTGCAGACGACGCCGGGCAACTCGATTGACTACGAGTACATTCGGGCGACGTTGCACCAGTGGGCGAAAGAATTCGATCTCAAGATGATCGGCGTGGATCCGTGGAATGCGCGCGGGCTGATGACGCAACTCGCGGAACAGGATGGCCTGACGGTCGTGGACGTGCGGCAAGGGTTCGCGAGTCTGTCGGGGCCGTCGAAGGCGCTCGAGACGGCGATTCTCTCGCGGCGGCTGCGGCACAACGGGCACCCGGTGTTGCGCTGGTGCGTCGGCAACGTCGCGCTCGAAACGGATGCCGCCGGCAACATCAAACCGAGTAAAGCGGCGAGTACGGAACGCATTGATGGCGTCGTGGCGCTGGTGATGGCGATCGATCAAATGGATCGGCACCAGCACACCGCGACAGTCGAGTATTCGGTGCAGGTCATGGGATGACGCCGGAGGATCCGCCCGTCAAGGCGAAGGGCGGCCGGCCGCGGGTGGCCGAGCCCGGCAGTACCGTCTCGGCGTGGGTGCCGGCGAGCGATTACGACAAGATCATCAAAGCCGCGAAAGCGCAGGACGTGACGATCTCCGCGCTCGTCCGCCTCTGGCTCAAGCACAAGATCCGGTAGTTTCTCTCACAAACAACCCCCGCCCGTCGGCACTCGGCGCAGTATGTGCGCGCCGCATGGATCGCGCCTATTCGCTGCTCGAGATCAAATCGGTCGAACCGGCGCGCCGGACGTTTTCCGGCATCGCCTCGACCCCGGAGCTCGATCGGCAGGGCCATGTCGTCGATCCGGCCACTCTGCGGTTCCGGAATCCCGTGCCGCTGCTCTTTCATCACGACCAGACGAAGCCGATCGGTACGGCCACCCTCACGGCCACCCCGGACGGGATCCTCTTCCAGGCGACGCTCCCGGTCGTGGACGATCCAGGGCCGCTCAAAGCGCGCGTGGATGATGCCTGGCAGTGCATCAAGGCGGGCATCATCACCGGCGTCTCCATCGGACTGCTCCCGGTCAAGCACGGCCTACAGCGGCTGTCGTCCGGCGCGTGGAAGGTCGCGAACACCGAAATTATTGAACTGTCGCTCGTCACGATTCCCGCGAACGTGAACGCCACGATCCGACTCGTTAAATCGCTCGCGGCGCCGCCGCGACAGGAGAGAACCAGCATGGCCCAGCACACCGCCGCCGAACACATTCAAAACCTAGAGAACACGCGCGCCGCGACGGTGGCCCGCATGGGCGAGATCATGGCGACGACGGCTGACGACGGGGAAACCCTCGCGCCGGATCTCGCCACGGAACACGACGGGCTTAGTGTGCGCGTGAAATCGATCGATGGTGATCTCGTGCGCTGGCGTGAGCTGGAGCAATTACAGATTGTGTCCGCCGTGCCGGTGCCGGCTGTGAAGGCGGCCTCGCCGTTCGCGCGCGTCTCCGTCAAGCCGAACGTACCGATCGGGACGGCGTTTGTCCGCCTGGCCTGTGCGACGTTGCACTGCCACGGCAACAAGCACGAGGCCGCGGAATATGCGACGCGCTGGAACGACAGCACGCCGGAAGTCGCACTCGCGCTGAAAGCGGCGATCGCCCCCGGCACGTCGACGGATGCCGCCTGGGCCGGCCCGCTCGTCAATCAGAACATCGCGAATGAATTCCTCGAGCTGCTCCGGCCGGCGACGATTCTCGGGAAGATCCCGAACCTCCGGGAAGTCCCGCTGAACACGAAAGTCCCGGCGCAAACCGCCGGCGGCACGTATGGCTGGGTCGGGGAAGCGAAGCCGAAGCCCGTGACCAAGCTCGCCTTCGCGACGGAATCGCTCGGCGTCGCCAAAGCCGCGGGGATCATCGTGCTGACGGAGGAGCTCGTCCGCCTCTCGAATCCGAAGGCCGAAGAGATCTGCCGCAAGGACATGATCGCGGGGATCGCGCAGTTCCTCGATCAGCAGTTCATCGATCCCGCCGTGGCCGCCGTGGCGGGCGTCAATCCGGCGTCGATCACGAACGGCGCCCCGACAGCGGCGGCCACCGTCAGCCCGTTCGCCGACATTCTCGCGCTGATCAATCACTTCGCGACGAACAACATCAGCGTCGAGGGGCTCGTGTTCATCCTGAACGCGGCGAACGCCCTGGCGCTCGCGTTTCGGAGCAACGCGGACGGCTCGCCGCAATTCCCGGGGATCACCGTGAGCGGCGGCAGCTACAAGGGCATGACGTTCATTGCGAGCAACGCGGCGACGACGAACGTGATTGCGCTCCAACCCCAGCTCATCCTCTTCGCGGACGATGGCGGCGTGACGATCGATGCGTCGCGCGAAGCGTCGCTGCAAATGGATTCGGCGCCCGCGTCGCCGGCGGATGCGACGACGGTCTACGTGTCGCTCTGGCAAACGAACTGCGTCGGCCTCCGTGCCGAACGGTTCGTGAACTGGAAGCGCGTCGGCACGAACTCCGTGAAGTACCTTACCGCGGCGACCTGGCCGGCGCCGTCGGACGCGGGCGAGCCCGTGGCGGCGGGCGGGCGCACCAAGAACGGGCATTAACGTCCATGCGGGTGTTCGGGTATGAACTGACGCTGGAACGGAAAGCGGCGCCGGTCGCCAGCCCGAATAGCTGGTGGCCGATGGTGCGCGAGCCGTATACGGGCGCCTGGCAACAGAACGTCGCGATCACGACCGAATCGGCGCTAAGCAATTCCAGCGTGTTCGGCTGCGTGTCGGGCATCGCCCAGGACATCAGCAAGATCGCGCCGCCGCTCCTGCTCGAACAGGACGACCGCGGGTTTTGGTTCGAGACGACGAACTCCGCGTATACGCCGGTGCTGCGTCGGCCGAATCGCTATCAGACCGATCAGCAGTTTCTCGAACAGTGGGCGCTCTCGCGCCTGCTGACCGGGAATGTGTATGTCCTCAAGAACTACGACGAGCGCGGCGTCGTCAACCAGCTCGACATTCTGAACCCGACGCGCGTGAAAGTGCTGGTCGCCCCCGACGGCAGCGTCTACTACGAGCTGCAGGCGGACGATCTCGCGGGCATCCCCAGCGACACGCCGCCCGTGGTGGTGCCGGCGCGGGACATCATTCATGATCGGTATAACTGCTTGTATCACCGGCTGCAGGGCGTCTCGCCGCTCTATGCCGCGGCGGCGGCGGTCTCGCAAGCGGCGGTCATTCAGAGCAGTAGCAGCAATCACTTCGCGAAAGGCGGGCGCGTCGGCGGGTTCCTGATTGCGCCGACGAAACTGGATCCGATGTCGGCGGCGCGCATCGAGGCGCAACTGGCCGAGAAAGCGAAGACGGCGAACAGCATCATCGTGGCGGATTTCGGCATGAAGTTCGAACCGTTCTCAGCGACGGCCGTCAACTCGCAACTGATCGAACAGCTCGGCTGGACGGAAGAAAAGATCTGCGAAGTGTTCCGGATGCCGATCTCCATCCTGAACAGCAGCAAGCAACCGCCGTATGCGAACGCCGAAGCCTCGCAGTTGCAATACCAGGCGCTGTGTCTGGAGCCGCATTTACGGGCGATTGAGAAGACGCTCGGCTACGGGCTGCAACTCCCGCTGCATTTGAAACTCGCCTTCGATGACACGTTGCTGATCTGGCTGGATACCTTGACGCGCACGCAAGCGGCGAAGGACGCGATCGTGTCGGGCATGTCGCCGAATGAAGTGCGGGATACCTATTACGGCCTCGGCCCGGTGCCCGGGGGCGAGCTGCCGTATCTGCAACAGCAGAACTGGCCGGTCTCCTCGCTGGCCGAACGCACGACGCCGACGCCCGCGCCGGAACCCGAACCGGCGCCAGAACCCGAACCGGAGCCGGTCGCATGACGCTGGAATTCTCGCGCGTCACGTTGCCGCCGCTCTGGACCGTGGCCCAGGCGAAGGTGCATCTCCGGATCACGACGACGACGCAGGATGCGGACATCGCCCAGAAACTCGCGACGGCGCAGGAGGCGATCCTGGCGTATCTCAATGACGCGGCGGATCCGAGTTGGGATACCGACTCGGCGCCCGCGGCCGTCACGCACGCGATCCACTTGCTGACCGCCTACTACTACGAAGACCGCGGCGACGGCGAACAGCCGGATCCGTGGCCGAAGATCTACGCGCTGCTGGCCGCCTATCGCGATCCCACGGTGGCCTGATGGCGCGCGGGGAACGCCGGCACGTCGTGACGTTGCAGAACCCCGGCCCCGCGGCGCCCGATGGCGATGGTGGCTACACGCAGACGTGGGCGGATCTCGACCCGGCGACGTGGCACGTGAGCATCGAGCCGGCGACGACGCAGGATCTCGAACGGGCGGCGGCGGGCACGGTGATCAGCGCGGCCTCGCATCTGGTGCGGGGGGATTTTCACCCGGGCGTGACGACGCAGACGCGGATGGTGTTCGACGGCCAGGTGTTTGCGATTACCGGCGTCGTGAATGTCGAGATGCGATCCGTCGAGATGCTCTGCGGCGCCGTTGAGGTGGTGGCGTAATGCCGATCGAAGCCACGCTGACGATCGCGGGGATTGCCGAATTGAAGGACGCGCTCGGGAAGCTGCCGGCGGAACTCAAGGGCCAAGCGACACAGATCGTGCTCGATACCGCCTACGCCGCCGCGGAGGACGTGCGGGAGCAGTATCCGCTGGGGCCGGGCACCTCGAAACGGGGGCGAGCGGTTCCGCCGGGCCAGTTAAAAAAGGGCGTCAAGGTGTTCATTAAGGAAGTCGGCCCCTTCGCCGTACTGGCCCAAGTGCGGTCGACGTCACCGCACGCCTGGTGGCACGAACACGGCTCGGAACTGAAACCCCGCGAAACGAAAAAGGGCTGGTCCCGCGGCACGATGTTTGGCGTCAAGGGGATCCCGCGGCCCGTGTTTGTGCCGACGATGATTCGGCATCGACGCTGGATGTATCAGAAGCTGGCGGCCCTCATTGCGTCGACGGGCCTCACGGTGAAGCACGACGAGGCGGCCTGATGGCGGATACCTCCGACATTGCGGCGGCGTTGATCGCGAAGCTCGGCAGCGATCTTGAACTCTTGGCGCTCTGCCCCAACGGCGTGTATTGGGACGAAGCGCCGCCCGGCTCGACGCGCTTTGTGATCGTGTCGTTCGTCACCGCGGTCGATCTCGGCGTGTTTCAGCAACGCGCGATCGAAGACGGGTTGTATTTCATCGAAGCGCGGATGCTCTCGACCGTGCCGGGCGCGAATATCAAAGCGGCGGCGGCGCGGATCGATGCGCTGCTCGAAGATGCGCCGCTCACGGTCGCCGGCTATACGTGGATGACGACGCACCGCGAAGAGCCCACCCGGATGACGGAAGTGGACGCCGTCGACACGTCGATCCGCTGGTACCGGCGCGGCGGTCGATATCGGGTGCAAATGGCGTTGGTCGGCGCGTAACGCAGAAGGAGACGAAATCATGGCAATCATTTCCGGGCGGAATGGATCGGTGATGTGGGATCCCACGGGCGGCGCGACGCCGGTCGAAATACTCTCGCTCAATGCCTGGACGGCCGACTTCAAAACGGAATACGAGGACGTCACGTGCTTCGGCGACGTGAACCGCGTCTATATCCCGGGCATGAAGGATGCCGGCGGCACGCTGGGCGGGTTCTTCAACTCGGCGGAACTCGCGCTCTTCGAGGCGGCCGAACAGGACACGCCGGGCGCGCTGAAGCTGATCCCCAGCGAGACGGAGCCGACGTTCTTCTGGTCGGGGCCGGCCTACATGGACGCCTCGATCGATGCGAGCCTCTCGGCGCCGAAAGTCTCTGGCACGTGGAAAGCGGCGGGGCCGTTCCTGCTCAACGGCGGCACCGTCCTGACGGCGCTAAGGGCGAAGGTGAAACAGCCGAAGGTCGCCGCGTGATGTGTTCGACTCGCTGACGATTACCGGCGGCGCGGGGGCCGTCCTGTGGGGCGATTACCGTGTCGCCGTGGAACTGACCGCCTGGCGGATCGTGCGCACGAAAGCCGAGGGCGGCGTCTGGATCCTGAGCGCGACGATCGCGCGAATCAATAAGTTTCAGGCGCGCCAGACGCCGCTCTCGTTTTCCGCGCCACGGCCGGGCGGGTTCTGGGTGTGGCCGATTCAGACGATCGCGATCGGGGAGACGAGTCTACGGGCATCCTTGGGGCCGCCGGTGCGGTAGCAAAGGGGAATACATGGGCCGCTGTCGTCTTGCCTCTGCTGACGTGATCCGCTTGCCGTTATCCGACGGCGACTTTCTCACGGTCAAACAGGAACTCACCGCGGGCGAAGGGCTCGATCTCGAGGGCGAACCCGTGCCCCGGACGCTGCCCGTGATTCTCGCGTATCTCGTCGGCTGGTCGTTTGTCGGCGAGGACGATCGCCCGATTCCCTACAGTCCGATGCAGTCCGTCGAGGAACGGCGCGACACGTTGCGCAGTCTCGACACGGCGACGATGGATGAGATCGTCGAGGCGCTGGCCCCGCACCTCCGCGCGAATCGGCGCGCGGTCGAGGAAAAAAAAACGACCCCGGAACCCGCGCTCGCATCATGACGACCTTAGCCCTCTGCAAAATTATGGGGATGAGTTACGACGACGTGCGCGCGCTGCCGCAGGCCGTGTATGAGGTGCTGATCGAAGACTTACATGCGCGTCAGGCGGAACAGGAGGCGCTCGTCTAATGGCGCAACTCTCCGGCGTGATGACGGCGGACTTTTCGGATTTCATGTTCGAGATCGACAAGTCCGTCGTGAAGCTGAAAGATCTCGAAGGGGCCTCGGCGCACACGTCGGGCGCGATCGGCGAGTTCAGCGAGGGCTTAGGCACGGCGGACAAGACGCTCAATCTCCTGGGCATCCGGATCGGGCCGCAGATTCAGGCCCTGAAAGAACTCGGCGGCGCGGCGGGCAAAACAGCCAGCGAGATCGGCCTGATTGGGACCGTCGGGCTGACCGTGGGCGCCGCCGTGGGCGGGTGGCAAGTGGGCACGTGGATCGCGAACGTGACGGGCCTTGGCGATGCGATCGCCGAGACGACGGCGAAGTTACTCGGCTTCGGCGATGCGGCGGCCGAACGCACCGGGGCGAAAATGGACGTCTTGAACCGCGCGGCGCAGATTGCGGGCCGCACCGTCCTGGACTTTGACGAAGCGCTGCAGATTATCAAGCGGCATAACCAGGAAACCGCCGAGAGTTTTAATACCGGCGCGATCCGCGTGGAGCAGTGGAACCGCGAGATCGCGAAGGTGACGGCGTCGGGGAATCTCCCGGCGATTCAGACGGAACTCAAAAATCACAGCTCGACGCTGACGGAAATCTCCACGCACTACGGGATCAGCGTGCGGGCGCTGGAACACTACATCCGCACGCTCGGGGACAGCACGAAGGCGCAAAAGGCCTGGGCGGATGAAGCGCGGCCGCGGTATGAGGCGATCCGGCTCGCCCAGGAGGAACTCAATCAGGCCGGCGAGGGCTGGCGCGCCACGCTCGCCACCCTCACGCCCGCCGTCGCGGCGGCCGTCACGCAGCATCTCGCGCTCGGACAATCCCAGATCACGATCGCGACGGCGTATAGCCTCTCGAAGGTGCAAGTCGACGCGGTGAACCGGGCCTATCTCGAACAGACCGCCGCGCTTGCGGCCCTCGAACCCAAGACGCAATCGCTCGACACGTGGATGCGCACGGTCGGCACGCAGTTTCAGGTGGCGGCCGAATCCGGCGAACAATTTAAGACGATGTTGGAATTAACGGGCGGGGCCGTCGAGACGCTGGTGCCGAAGGTGGAGAAACTCGACACCGTGTTTCGGAGTGTCACGGAAGCGGCGAAGGTCACGCCGGGGATGGATCAGAAGGCGCCTGGGGCGAGTGTCCCGATCGACATCGGCGAGATTAACTACGGCACGATGGGCTTCGCGAAGGTC